TCAAGTCAGTCGCTGCGGCCTTCAAGGCACTGGGCCTGCCGATGAAGGAACACATCAGCTTCCGCATGAGCCTCAAGGCCGCCGGCTCCACCCGCTGCTACGATCGCAACTGGAAGATCGTGAAGGGTTGATCCAGCCGCACGGCCGGGTGCGATCCGGCCGTGCACTCTGTTCAAAAACAATTTGACCGCAGCCCAGAATTCGGGCAGTCTGCTTTCACGGCGATCAAGCCGAACAACAGGAGAACGACAATGTTGATGACCGAAGCCACCCTGCGCTCTATCGCCCCGGCCGCCTTCAGCGACCATCACCGGATGACGGATCGCTACTCGCAAGTGCCCACCTTCAAGGTGCTGGAACGCCTCGCCGACGTCGGCTATCTGCCTGTGGACGCCTCGCAGGAAAAGAGCCGCCGCCGCAACCCGGCCCACGTCATTCACCGCGTTGTTCTGCGTCATGAAGATCACGTCAACAAGCCGGCTTCCGTCGGCGCTCAGGTGCCGCAGATCATGCTGGTCAACAGCCACAATGGCCGCACCAAGCTCCGCATGTATGCCGGAATGTATCGCTTCATCTGCGCCAACGGCTTGGTGGTCGGTGATCATTCCTTCCGCATGGAAATGGCCCACGGCGGCGACGCCATCACCCACGCTCTGCGCTTCGCTGAGCAGATGACTGATGGCCTTGACCTGCTGGAGAAGAAGATCGCTGCTTGGTCGAACATCAAGCTCAGCGACATGCGCGCTCTGGAATTCGCCCGCAAGGCGGCTGCGCTTCGCTTCGGCGCTTCGGCGACGTCCTACGATCCGGCGATGCTGCTGGAAGCTCGCCGCGACGAAGACCGTGGCAGCGATCTGTGGCGCGTGTTCAACGTGGTTCAGGAGAACACGGTGCGCGGCGGCATGGAAGGTCGCGGCGAGAATGGCCGGGCGGTGCGCTCACGCGAGCTTGCCTCCATCCAGCAGAACACTGCCTTCAACTCTGACCTTTGGGAACTGGCTGAGGAATTGGCCAGCGCCTGAGAGCGTCGCCGGGCGGCCCATTGCTCGCCAGCATCCCGCTGGCCGCCCGGCGATTGTTCTGTCTAAATATCGCTTTCCAATCTGGCGAATTTCAGCAATCGTGAAATCCCAACCCGGATGCCGGCCGCGCGGCTCCGGAGCTTTTTCAACCCCTCTCGCGGCAATGGAAGGAAACACCCATGGCACGTCCCATCAAGTTTGGCCCGCTCACCAAGGTCAAGGCCAACCCGGAAGGCAAGAGCAAGCTGCAGGCCACTTCGGCCCGCGCCGCTGTTCTGGGCATCATCAACAGCAACGGCGGCGAACTGACGCTGGCCGACATCGACGCCAAGCTGACTGCCTCCGGCGCGGCATTCTCGTGCAAGCAGGCCGTCGGCAATCTTGTGCGCTTCGGCTGGCTGACCGTCACCGAAGTCGCCCCGGCCGCCGAAGCTCCGGCTGCAGCCTGATGATCGTCGGCGCAGGCCTTGCTGGGTTGATCGCGGCCCACATCTTCCCCAACATTCCTATTGTGGAGGCTTCCCCTGAACCGCGATCAGCCCACAAGGCACTTCTGCGCTTCCGATCCTCCGTGGTCGGCGATCTGGTCGGCATCGACTTCCGGCCGGTGACCGTGCGCAAGGCGATCAGCATGGACGGCGAATTCATTTCGCCCAACATCCTTGCTGCCAATCTCTATGCACAGAAGGTCACCGGCCGGCTGGTCAACCGATCCATCTGGGACATTGAGCCGGCGCAACGCTGGATCGCCCCGGAAGACTTCTATGAACAACTCATCGACAAGCTCCGGCCCCGGATCACTTGGGACTATGAAGTTGACTTCGGCGCACGTCACGCCGCTGCCCGTCGCGAGTTGAAGCCGGTAATCAACACTGCGCCGCTGCCGATGGTGCTTGGGTCGCTGAACTGGTTCAAGGATCGCCCGGCCGTCGCGGTGCTGGACTTCGCCCGCGAACCGATCTTGGTGGAACGCTTCCGCATTCCCGGCGCTGACGTCCACCAGACAATCTATTTCCCATCGCCGGAGACGTCGCTGTATCGCGCCTCCATAACCGGCGATCTGCTCATCTGTGAGAGCATCGCTCGCCGGGCGATGGAGGCGCAGATGCCGCAGGAAGTCGCGGCCCAAGCCTTTGGCATTGACGTCGCGGCTCTGGATCCAATCGAAGCCGTCCACCAGAGCTTCGGCAAGATCGCGCCAATCGACGCCGTGGCGCGCAAATCGCTCTTGGCGGCTCTGACCGCTGAGCACAACATATTCTCGCTGGGACGCTTCGCGACTTGGCGGAATGTCCTGCTTGACGACGTGGTGCAAGACGCCCGCGTGATCAAGCGCCTCATGACGGCCGCTACCTATGAGCGGCGGCTGTCCTCAATCTGAGAAGGAAGAACGAAGTGGACGAACATCAACAGGGGGAAGTCCAGCCGCAAATCAGCGGCCTGCTGGCTCCCAAGATCGCCGTTGACCTCATCGAATTCACCGGAGCCGGTGCGCCCGATCCGGCGCGGCACGCAGCCAACATCTTGGTCTTCACCAAGCAGACGCGGCTGACGATGACGCCCAGTCTGATGAGCGACATTGCTGCGTGGCCGCCGGAGCGGATCATGGAAGAGCTTGCCTATATGGCAAACACCATCCCCAGCAGCTGGGAATTCTGCGACTACACATTCCTCATCCAGAATGTGAGCCGTGGGTTCACCCACCAGTTTGTTCGCACCCGGAACGCGAGCTATGCCCAGCAGACGATGCGCGTGCTCAATGTCAGCGGCTGGAACTTTCAGACCGGGCCAACCGTCGCCGACAGCCCGGCGCTGGACGCGAAATATTCGGCCGCCATGGACGCGATCGCCGCGAGCTATGATGAGCTCATCGCTTCCGGCGCTGCCATCGAAGACGCACGCGGCATCCTGCCCACCGCAATCCACACCAACATCGTGGCGAAGTTCAATCTGCGCACCTTGGCTGAGACGCTGCGTAAACGCTCGTCAATCCGCACGCAGGGGGAATACCGCACTGTGATCCATCTCATGGCTGAGGCAGTGCTCTCTGTCCATCCTTGGGCCAGTCTCTTCCTCAACCGGACGTTTGACGTTGCCGCCATGGAGCTTCAGGACGCGATCGTGGGCAGCCCCGGCCTGACGGGCGAGGATCGCACGCGGCTGATGAAGCTCATCGACCAGATGCGGGCGGCTGCGTGATGGCCGCCCGTTCCCTGCCGCCCGGCGCGATCGGCCGCCGGCTCGCGATCATTGATCTGGATGGAACTGTCAGCGATGATCGGCACCGTCGGTATCTGCTGCCGCATCACTTGATTCCGCCGAAGCAATCTGACTTCAAGGCATACCACAGCGAGTATCGCGCCGACAAGCCGATGAACATTGAGATCGTCAGGCGGGCAGAAAAGGATGACTTGTTCATCGTCTTCATCACCGGCCGCCCGGCGATCCACTTGGTTGGCTCCGTGGAGTGGATCAAGGAAAAGCTGGGGGTGGGCGCAGACAACTTCCTGCTGCTCATGCGGCCGGATGACGATGCGACGCCTTCGCCGATCCTGAAGCTCAGGCTGTTTGAGGAAGCCTTTGGCGATAACGTCTGGAGCGCCATTCAACTTGTCGCCGATGACCGCGAAGACGTCTTGGCTGCATTCTGCGAAGTGATTTGCCGTGACTGGAATTCGGCCGCTGCGTTCATCAAGGCTTATGGCCTAACATTCAAGGTTTGGTCAAAGCCTGAGACGCTTGGCAAGGCGAAGGCGCTGCCGCCGGAACCACCGCCCCAGCCTCCGCAACCGGCGGCCGGCGCTCCGGCGATCCTCCGGGCCATGGCGCAGACCTTCGAAGAGCGATCCGTGACCTATCGCGACAACTTCCGGATGGTTGGCCCGATCATGGGCATTCTCTTCCCAGACGGCGTGCCGCTGGAAGTATTGTCCAACCCGGCATTCCACCTGTTTGAGTTGAAGATCGTGAAGTTGACACGCTTCGCAATCTCCAACCTCAAGCACCTTGATTCAATCCACGACGATGGCGTGTATTCGGCGATGATCGAAGCCATCATTCAAGAAGGCGAACAGAAATGAGCGAACGCAAATTGGCGCTGGTGACCGGCGCGGCTTCCGGCTTGGGCTTCTTGATTGCCAATGCCCTTTCATTCAGCCACGACGTCATTGCTTATGACATCGAATACGGCGAAGACGTCTTGCGGCCCGATCTGCACCACGTCGCCAAGCGCGGCCGGCTGGACGTCTTGGTGAACTGCGCAGGCGTCAATCGGATCAACTGGCTGCAGGACGTATCCGAAGAGGAATGGGATCACGTCATGGACGTCAACGTGAAGGGCATCTTCAAGATGACGCAGGCCGCTCTGCCGTTGCTTCGCGCCAACAAAGGCACGGTGGTCAACATTGTCAGCAACGCCGCCCACATGCCCATGCGCTGCTCAGCCGCATACAATGCCTCCAAAGGCGCGGCGCTGATCCTCACGAAGCAATTGGCCCGCGAGCTTTCGCCCGACGTCACCGTGTTCAGCGTCAGCCCCAACCGGCTCGCTGACACTGGGATGAGCCGGAGCATTGACGAGCAGGTGCTGAAGACACGCGGCTGGACTTTGGAGCAGGCCCAGCAATACCAACGCGCCTCGCTCTTGTCCGGTGACGAGACGCCGCCAGAAGCCGTCGCCGAATTCATCGCCTTCCTTCTGGCAACCAAAGAGCGCCACCGGTATCTCGCCGGCTGCGACATTCCATACGGAGCTTGACCCATGCTGAAATTCCGAATTGAACAACTTGCCATTTGCCCACCCGATCCGATCGCGGCCATTGCGCTGTTGACCGCCATGGGCGCTGGTGAATTCGCCCGCGATCACGTCGTGGCCAACGGCCGCGTCTTCGGCGTGCCGTCGCGCAACGAAGCCGATCTGGCTTTTGACTACGAACTCATGGATGGCGCACGTGAATTCGAAGTGCTCAACTACACTGTTGGCGATGACTGGATGTCGCGCCGGCAGTCGCTGATCGGCCCCACTCGCTTCCGGGCGAGCCACCTTGGCATGCATTGCACGGCCGAAGAGCTTGACGAATGGCGCGGCTTCTTTGCTGATCGCGGCATCGCCGTCGTGCAGGAAGTCGATACTGAGAGCCACACCAACCCGGTCATCGCCGGGAAGCGCAGCTACACCTATGCCATCTTCGACACATTCCCGATCCTTGGGATTGACGTGAAGTTCATCGTGCGCCACGACGTTGGCGAGGATGGCCAGAGCGCCACTGCCGCTGAGCCGGTGGGCGAGGCTGCCAAGAAGGCCGCGAAGGCTGCCAAAGCTGCGGCTCTGGCCAAGGACAAGGCCGCCGAAGCCGTCGCCGCCGCGAAGACCGAAGGCTAACTGCCGCCGCTGATTGATCGGCGTTCATTCAACAAGGGAGTTTGGCGAGTGAACGCCGATCGGTTAGCTATCATCTGGGACACTGAAACGACTGGGCTGACGAAGCACCCCAGCGCCAAGCGATCCGCCCAACCACGCATCATCGAATTCGGCGCGGCGCTCGTCACCGCGGCCGGCGAAGTCGTGGATGAGCTCAACATTCTGATTGAACCCGGCGTGCCGCTGGAGGCTGAGATCACGAAGATCACCGGCATCACGGCCGATGACTTGATTGGCGCGCCGACGTTTGCCACCGTGGCGCAGCGGATCAGGTCAATGTTTGCTCGCGCCTCGCTCCAGATCGCGCACAACTTGCCCTTCGATATGTCCGTGCTGGAATTCGAATTGGAGCGCACGGCTCAAGCCGATTGGCCGTGGCCGGCGCGAAGCCTCTGCACCGTTCAAGAACACGCAGAAGAGTTTGGCTTCAGGCCCAAGCTGACCACGCTCTTCGAAGTTTACAATGGCCGCCCGCTTGAGCAGACTCACCGCGCCATTGAAGACGTCAGGGCGCTTCTCACCATCTGCATCGCCAGCGGCGTATTGAAGGATAATCTGTGACCGCTTTCCCGCAACTCCGCATCCGAACTGAATACAGCTTCCGGTCATGCTATGGCCCGGTGGACGCGATCGCCGCCCGGCTTACGGAGCTTGAGACGCCGCTGGCCGGCATCGTGGACGCTGATGGCACGTGGGGCCACGTCCAGTGGGAGAAGGCGCTGAGCAAGGCCGGCATCGGCCGCGCCTTCGGCACGGAGTTCACGATTGAGAGCGGCGAGCGCCGGCCGCGCTGCTGGGCGCTGGCCGAAGACTTGGCCGCCTTCTATCGCCTTTCCTCATCGCCGCCGAAGACGCAAGAGGACATGGCTGCGGCTCGCGGCGTTGTCAGGTTTGCCGGCGCGGCGCTGAGCGATCCGGAGGCGTTTGATTACATCGACATCAACCCGCGATCGCGCCGCGCCGGGCGGCGTGCGCTGGAGCTTCACCGGCTCACCGGGAAGCCGCTGGTGGCGACGTCTGACAATGACTACCCGGCCGCCGATGATCGCCTGCGCTTCTTGGCTTGGGATGACAGCAAGAAGATGACGCCACAGCACATCCTCTCTGAAGCCGAATTGCGATCTGCGCTTAGCTGGCTCAGCGACGAAGAGTGGGACAAGGCCCGGCGCGGCGCTTTCGAAGTCGCTGAGAGGATCGGCTCGCTGGAGCTTCCCCGCGCGCCGATCATCAATGTGCCCGGCGATCTGGACGCCATGGTTGAGGAAGGCCGCCGCTACCGGCTGGAGCGCGGCCACATCAAGGAATGGACAGAAGAGTATCAGGCCCGGCTTGAGCGCGAATTGGCCATGATCCGGCAGAAGCAATTTGAGTCATACTTCATCGTGGTCGGCGACATGGTGGTGTGGGCGAAGGAACGCATGCTGGTTGGCCCGGCTCGCGGCTCATCGGCCGGCTCGCTTGCTTGCTATCTGCTCCGGATCACTGAAGTGGATCCACTCATCCATCACCTGATCTTCGAACGCTTCATTGACGTCAACCGCAATGACCTTCCCGACATCGACATTGACTTCAACGACCAGAAGCGTGAACTTGTCTTTGAGTATTTGGGCGAGAAGTATGGCGCAGAGAACGTCGCCCGGATCGGATCAGTCAACCGGCTGAAGCCGCGATCGGTCATCGCCCACGTCGGCAAGAAGCTCTCCATTCCCCACGGCGCAACCTTCGGCGTCATGAATGCGCTCATTGAGTATTCATCCGGTGACTCACGCTATGGGAAGGGGCTGGAGGACACGATGGCCAACACAGCGCCCGGCCGCGAGTTCATGGAGCGATACCCGGAAGCGACGCTGATGGGCGAGCTTGAAAACCACGCTTCACACACCGGCGTCCACGCGGCTGGCATCATCGTTTCCAATGTCCCGGTGATCGAATGTTGCACCGTCAGAGACGGCGTTGCGCACATCGACAAGATGGACGCTGAGCACCTGAACCTTCTGAAGATTGACGCACTGGGGCTGCGCACTTTGGGCGTGATCGAAGACTGCGGAGTGATCACGCCGCAAGAACTGTATGACCTTCCCTTGGATGATCCGGCCGTCTTGGAAGTCTTCAATGAGCATCGCTTCTCTGGCATCTTCCAATTCGAAGGCGGCGCTCAGCGGCGCGTCTCCATGCAGGTGCCCATCAACCGCTTTGAGCAGGTTGACCACGTCACCGCGCTCGCTCGCCCCGGCCCGCTGGGAGGCGGCGCGGCCGATGCTTATGCCAGCCGCAACGACGGCCGTGAGGAAGTCGTTTACCGGCACCCGTCCATGGCTGACTATCTGGGCGACACTCTTGGCGTCGTGCTCTATCAGGAGCAGGTGATGCGCATCGTGCGTGAGATCGGCAACTTCAGCTGGGAAGACACAAGCACCATCCGGAAGGCGATGAGCGGCCGCAAGGGGAAGGAATTCTTTGACCGCCATGGCGAGAAGTTTGCTGAGGGCGCTTCCCGGCTTGGGATCGCGGCCGGCGACGCCCGGCAGATTTGGGATGAGATTTGCTCATTCGGCGCTTGGGGCATGAACAAGTCCCACACAACCAGCTATGCGATGATCAGCTATTGGTGCGCGTATATGAAGCGATACCACCAGCTGGAATATGCGGCCGCCTGCCTGCGCAACGCGAAGGATGACGAGCAGACGATGGAAGTGCTTCGCGAGCTTAGCTCCGAAGGCGTCTCATTCACTCCGTTTGATCCGGACGTTTCACTGGCGACGTGGGCGGTGATTGACGGCCGGCTGGTCGGCGGCTTCAACAACTTGATGGGGATCGGCAATGTGAAGGCCGCCAACCTCATTGAGAAACGTGCGGCCGGGCTGCTGACGCCGAAGGATCGGGAGAAGCTCTTGGCCACCGCGCTCAAGCACGATGACCTGCGCCCGGCGCACACGCGCTGGGGAGCCATGTATGCCGATCCGGAGGCGCACAACGTCCACGGCGCAATCAAGGAATTCGGCACGCTCAAAGACGGCGAGAATGGCGTGGTCATCTGCAAGGTCGTGGCCATCAGGCGGCGTGACGAGAACGAAGCCCTGCTGGTGGGGAAGAGAGGCCACGAGAAGCGCGGGCAGACGCTCTTCTTGGACGTCATGGTTGTCGATGACTCAGTCAGCAAGCCGGTCACGCTTCGCGTCAGGCCGGAGAATTGGTTTGTGTTTGGCGAGAAGATCGCCGATCGCGCGATCATCAATCAAGATTGGCTGCTGGTGCGTGGCCGCTGGCTGGGGCAATTCGGCATGATGATCGTGAAGAAAGTGAAGTGTTTGACGAATGGAGATTTGCTGGAATGAGGAAGCCGGAGCAGCTGCTGTGGGACTCATTCAAGAAGGCGCGGCCGGCGCACTTCTGGATGATGCGTGTTGAGAATGTTGCCTTTGAGGGCATGGCCGACGTCTATGCCGTCAACTGCCGTGGGAAGGATCGCGCCAGCTGGGTTGAGCTCAAGGCCACGACGGTGCCGGCGCGCGCCTCCACGACCTTCCTCCGGCCGGGCAAGAGCCTCAACACAGATCAAGTCAACTTCCACCTGAAGGCCGCGCTATCCGGCCTGCGCACATTCATCCTCGTGCGTGACGACTTCCGGCGGCTGTATCTGATCGAAGGCAAGTTTGCCGAAGTGATCAACGACTGGACGCTGAAAGACTTTGAAGCAAATTCGAAGGCCGCGACTTGGCCGGCGATCTATGAGGTGCTATCATGAAGACGAAGGCAATGGCCCACCAAGTCGTGGGCGTGGAGCGACTGGCGAAAAACGAAGCATACTTTGCGCTTGGCGCTGAACAAGGCACCGGGAAGACTTGGATGTTGATCGCCGACGCCGAAGCGCAACATGCGGCCGGGAAGATCACCGGCATGCTGGTCATCACCAAGCGCGGCGTCCACACGAACTGGGTGCGCCGTGAGCTTCCGATCCACATGAGCACGCCGCACAAGGCAGAAGCGTATCGCTCCGGCGCGGGCAAGAAGCTCACCGCTGCGTTGGAGGCGCTGAGCCGGCCGCAGGAAGACGGGCGGCTGGCGATCGTCGCCATCAACATTGACGCCATGGCGACGCCCAAAGGCTTCGCGTATGCCATGAGCTTCGTGCGCCGGCACCGGGCGATGGTGGTTGTGGATGAGTCACAGGTGATCAAGAACCCGGCTTCGAAGCGATCGCAGAATGTCATCGCGCTGCGTGACTTTGCCGTGTCGCGGCGGATCGCTTCCGGTACGCTGGTCGATGACAAGCCAACCGATCTGTTCAACCAGTATGAATTCCTCAAGCCGGGATTGCTGGGCACCCGCTCGTATCTCGCCTTCGTCTCAGCGTATGCCGAAGTCTTGCCGCCTGACAACCCGCTGGTGGAGGCGATTGCCCGGAAGAACGGCGGCCGGTCTGTGCAAGTGATCGCCCGCGACTTCAACGGCAATCCGAAGTGGCGCAACCTTGATCGGCTCCGGACGCTGATGGCCCCGCACACCTTCCGGGTGCTCAAGTCCGATTGCCTTGATCTGCCGCCCAAGGTCTATCAGACGCACTTCTTTGATCTGCTCCCCGAACAACGTCTGCTTTACGATCAGGTGGAAGCCACGAAGCGGTTTGTGCGCGCCGACGGGCAGGTGGACACGTTTGCGGCCATGGCCCTGATGATGAAGCTCCGGCAGATCACCAGCGGCTTCGTCATGGTCGATGGTCAGGCGACGGAGCTTATCCACCAAGGCGCTCGCATGGATGCGCTTCGCGAAGTGTTGGAGGACATGACCGGGCAGGTCATCATCTGGGCAGAGTTCAAAGAGGAAATGCGCCAGATCGCCGACATGCTCAACGGAGAGACGGTGGTTCAGTATCACGGCGGGATCGGCGCGGCGGCTCGCGAGGAAGCCGTGGACGCTTTCCAGAACGGCCGCGCCAAATACTTCGTCGGCAACCCGGCGGCCGGCGGCACCGGCCTGACGCTCACGGCCGCCCAGAACGCCGTCTATTACAGCTGCGATCAGCGGCTGGGCAAGCGCCTCCAATCGGAAGATCGCTGCCACCGGATCGGCACTCGCGGCACCGTGCTCTATGTTGATCTGGCTGCAGTCGATACGATTGACGAACGCATCGCCGCGTCGCTCCAGAACAAAGAGGAAGTGGCTGACGCAATTCTTTTGGGGCTGTGAAAATAATTCTTGACCGCCGGCCGGAAATGGTTTTAAAGGGGACATCAACGCAGAACTAAGGAACGCCCGATGACGCCCGCCACCATCCAGATCAAAGCCAAGACCACTTCAGACGGCTTCACATTCGGCTACCAAGTCGCCGCCACCTACGCCAGCGGCAACACTCACTGCCTTGAACTGAACTGCCGCACGCTCGTCGGCGCTCAGAACCGCCTCGCCTATTGGGCCAAGAAGTTCAACCTCAACCGCGCCGCCGACCGCATGTCGGCGGCGGCCTGAATCACCAACCACCAACCGAAGGATCAGAACGATGTCCAACGCTTTCAACTCCACCGCAGTCACCACCGCCCGCCGGCTCGCTGACTTCAACCACCACTTCGCGGCTGAGTATGCCTTCCTGCTGAACAACTTCGTCGGCAACGCATTCTTCACTTCGCTCTGGAACCAAGCCGCCAACTTCGGCCGGCTCAGCGAAAAGCAGATCACCTGCATCCGGAAGGCGATGGCGAAGGCCGCCGCTCCGGCCGCCCCGGTCAACCCGCTCGCTGAGCGCCTCGCCGGCATCGAAGCCACCACCAACGGCGATCGCCTGCTGGCAATCGAATTCGTCAAGACGCAGATCGCGAACATCGAAGCCCGCATCGAACGCCTCAGCGCCATGGTCGCGGCCGGCGACATGGGCGAGCCTTCCACCAGCGGCATCCGGCGCGGCCGGCACGTCATCATCGGCCGCAACCAACACTATCTCAACGTCAACATTTCGTCGCTCGCAGATCGCAAAGAGCTTCTCACCTTCGCCCTGACCGCAGAGTGAAACTTCAACGCTTGACGTGAACTGAGTTTGAAGCCAGACTGCTCAGCGCCGGGATTGGCCCGGCGCTGACACTTCAGAAGGATCAGAACGATGAACAATGACCGCCGCAAGACCATCAACGCCCTCATCGCCGACACTGAGAAGCGCAAGAACGAATACACCAAGGTGCTGGAAGCCTTCGATGCATTCGAAGTCCTGTTCACCCAGTTCAAGGATGGCATCAGCGACTTCAAGGATGAGATTGAAGCGGTGCGCGACGAAGAGCAGGAATACATCGACAACATGCCGGAGAGCCTGCAGCAGTCCGATCGCGCCCAGACCGCAGAGGCGGCCGTTCAGGCGCTGGACGCGGCCATGGAGGCGCTGGATGCCATCGTTGACTTTGACTTGCCGTCAGAACTCCCCGGTGATGACGCCTTCGATGACGCCATCAGCAATCTTGACGAAGCCAAGGCCTGAGCGCCGCGCCGCCCGGTGAGAGCCGGGCGGCCAACCACGGAGACTAGTGATGTTCAAGAAGCACCTCAAAGACGCGATCCGGAGCGGCGAGTGGCGCGCCCCGGCGGCCGTCATCCTGATCATCGCGATCTTGGTGACGCTGTGAGCGAGGATCGGCGCGAGCGGATGGAGCGGCTGCTGGCCGCAATCCAATTCGCGCTGCCCCTCGTGCGCACCAAGGAAACAATGGCCGCGCGATCATCAATGTATTGCACGTCAAAGGCGAGCAGCGACCGGGCATGGGAGGCCGCCGCGATCGCGCGCAATCACGCCGCCGCGCTAGATCGCCTCGCCATGAACATTGAGAACCAACTCAAAGCAAGCGAAGGATCAGCCAATGCTCCGGAATGATATGCCGCCGCCGGCCGATGACGACTGGCTGTGGCTTGGCCGCATCATGATCTTCGCGGCCTTGGTCATTTGCTTCGCGATCTGGATGGCGACAGTCAGCTAGAAGATGCCGAGAAACTTCTTGCGCTTGGTCACGGCGGCGCGCAGTTCAGCATCCTTGCGCTCGCAAATCTTCACGATGTCGATGGCATCAACCTTGCTTCGGTTGGCCATCACCCGCGCCGCGCCTTCCGATAGTCCGAAGGCCTGCCAATCCTTCGTCGTGTCGCCGGCCGGGAAAGGCGTGCCGGCGATCGCTGCTGCGATGCCCGGCGGGATCAGCTCACTGCAGTTGGCAGGCGGGATGTTCGTGATAACTGGCCGGGTCAAGCAGGCAGAGAGATTGACGCACAGCAGCCCCGCCAGCAGCATCGTCCGGAGCCGCCGCAACGGCTGCCAACCCGGCATCACGAATGCGCTCAATGTCGCGCCGATATTCATAGTGCTTCTCCACAACCTTGGCAGCGCCGGCCGCCGCCTCGCCACGCTTCTCAACAGTCACATCAGCCGTCTTGATGGCGGC